CGCAAGGTCGTCATTATACTCGGATAGGTTCGTCCATGCACCTGCCTCGCCAGTTTTTATAAACCCATTTGTAGTGGGGATAGTCGGTGGGTTTGTAATCGTGTTATAATTAGGTTCATCCCACGGACGGGCGTTGGTCAGAGCGACAAGATAATCGGCATCGTTTGTCGCCACCGCCCCGGCCTGTGACGCCGTAACGCCGTGAGGGTTAGCCGTGTCAGCAATATGCACCGCAGGGTTGGTCATTATCGCGCCATAAGCTCGTATAACTCCTCCTACATTCATGTCGCCAGCCGCATTGATAGTGCCCCCCGTGGAAGCCCTCACGTATATATTCGACGCATTGCATAGCGACAAACCAGAGCCATCGAGTTTTATCACTAAATTACTTCCAGTATCTTCAAAGGAGAAATAGTTGCTGTAATTGTTGACAGCAGTATGCGGCCCAAGCGTAAACCCAGCAATCGAAAGCGTGGAAGTTCCACTTGCCCCGACCTTGCTGTAGCCGTAAACGTAAGTCTTTCCAGACACCAGCGCAGTAGCGCCAGTGTAAGCCACCGTAGTCAACGAGCCGGTATAAACTCCTTGCGTCAGTCCTGATATATTCGCGTCCAACTGAGAGCGATCAGCAACATAGAGGGAAGTAAAGATATTCGTGGCAGAAGTTATAAATCCTTGTCCAGACCAATCGCCCCACCCATAAGCAGTAATCCCATAGGCGGCTTGTGCCAACAAAGAGGCATTAGTCGCTGGCTGTGTCGTAATTCGGAAGGTTTCATTTGACCCAATCCGAGATTCAAACTCCGTATTTGTAGTAGCCTGCGCCGTCACATGAGCGTTATACGTTACCAGTGAAACATCGCTTGTGCCATTCGCGGTAATCGCCGCCAGCAATGCCGCGTTCGTGGCCACCTGATTCGTCCGGAAAGTATAGACCTCGGTATTGGTCGCGGCTTGTGCGGCTACATGGGCGTTATAGGTTACAAGCGATACGTCGCTGGTCCCGTTAGCCACTATTGCCGCCAATAATGCCGCATTGGTATTGGCCTGGGCTGTTGACAGGGTTTCCTCGGCTGCAATACGGGATTCATAGTCAGCGTTAGTGTTCGCCTGTGCGTCAAACTTCGCCTGGAATACCACACTGGTTGCGTTGGCGGATGCGAGGTTGGCGGTGATTTGGCTTTGGAGCGTGTTAGTGTCAAAATCGCTCCACGGCAAATTTCCAATCGAAGTCAAAATATCCCAGTTCACGCGATTATTCAAATCCCAAATAGTAGTTGATCCTGAACTCGGGGATTTCTTTACCCTTACCAAACCCTGCCCGCTTGTTATTTTTGTGGAACCATTTTGCAAAAATATCTCGCCAAAATAATCGCCTGAAGCTGGAAATGCGTTCGTGGCACAATTAAAAGTAACCACCCCAGTTGCCGCGTTCACGGTTCCGGTAATTGTTTTCAAGGCAGTAGCATAATCCGATTTAGAATAATTAAATTCCGCTGACCACCCCGCGCCAAGTCCAGTAAAATTGCTTCCGCCCGATTGGATATTTACTGTAATGGTAGGCGTATTACCTGCATAGGTTTGCACCTCGAAAACACTGGGAATTTCTGTGTCTACGCTAAATGTAATAGAAGGAGAAGCCGCAAAAAGAGAAAGCGCAAAAGAAAATATAGAAAATAAAAACCAACATAATGTTTTTTTCATACCACCCTCTTAGATTGAAAATAACGTAAAAGACTATTGCTTATTTTTTTACGATATTCGGGAGTCATTCTCTTTTTGGTTGTTTCACTCATTCTGCATTTTAATTCGTCCGAGGCATGACAACCTTGTCTTGGATGTCCCTTTGCAGCAAATTGCCTTAAGGTCGCTTCACTTATTTTTTGACGAGTTTCTGCTGACTGATGTCTTCCCAAGTTTGCCAACCCTATTTTTCGTCTGGTTTCTTCGGAAAGATGTTTGCCATAATTAAAATGCTTTTCACCTTTATGAGATTCCGACATCCTTCGTTTTGATTCTTCAGAATGATGTTTTCCTGAAAGGGGATGTCCATTTTGAGCTAATCGTGTTTTTGTGAGTTTGCTTAATTTTTGACGTGTTTCTATAGAAACAATACGATTTCTATTCGCTTTTGATATTTTACGTCTTTGATCTATTGAAATTATTTTTCCTTTATTTCCTAATCCTATTTTACGGCGGTGTTCTTTGGTGAAATGTTTCCCTTTTTTAGCCAATGACATTTTAAGCCGAGACTCTTCTGACCGATGAGTTCCTAAGCAGCCATTGGGCTTGCCTACATGAGAATCATGTAATTTACGACGTGTTTCTTCCGAAGGATTTAATATCCCTTCTCCACCTGAAGTAGAATTTACAAGTCGCCATCCCTCACCCTTGCCATAAATAATCCAGGCACGTTCTTCATTGTTTCCATTACCTATGACTTCGCCAATTAGTTGTATCAGGGGAAGATGACCAGTGGATAATACGGAACGCAACCAATTATAAAGATGATTTTGGTCGCCACGACGAGCAACATAAAGATGACTGCCCAACCTTCTTACAAGAGAATTAACGGTCTTGCCGATGTATCGGATTTCAGCAGTAGGTGAGCAGAGGGCGTATATCTTTGTCATCATCGCCATGAGCATCCCTCCTTCATCAGGAAAGAACGGGCGGGCAAGGTAAGGTTTTAATTCAACTGTACCCGCCCAATTCTCTCATCGCGATTAGTTACGGATTGAATACATTGGATGTACAAATGCCATTAACAAATGTCGTCACATTAGTATAACCTGTAGGGCCATTAGTAATAATTCCAGTATATCCATTATCAGCCGCAATCGTACTGGCCGCAAAGTCACCAACTACAGCAACATTCGCCTCCGTAATCGTCAGCGTGTTAGTATCACTTTGGTCTATCGTAGCCCCGCCATCAAACAATATGGCGTTGTCGCAACCGGTAATATAAAGACCATTGAACCAGTCAAGGCCATTCGACTTGATATACACAGCAGAGAAGTTAGCACTTGCATTTATCGTTGCACCTGTATTGATAGACGAATCAAGCGTAATGCCTGAAATCTGCTCAGTAGCACCAATAGTATAAGTTGCTTCAGATTCAACAGTTGCGGTTATGGCGTCAAACGTGCCAGCATCGCTTTGAGTCGAAACCCCGGATTGCTCAGCATAAGCCCAGAGTCCAGCATGAACTCCCTCGCCGATGTTGGCTCCACGAAGTCTTAGTTGACTCTCAGTTCCAATAAAGGTAGACGAATTGGTCTGGCTTTCACTTATCAGAAGCCTGGAATATTTCGCCGCCATGACCTTGCCAGCCGAAACCACAGTAGAAACCTCGTTAAACTGGCCGAAACCAGCCATAGTATGAGTCTCGTCTGTATCAGCCAACGGAGCGTGTTCACCTGCATAACCCCATCCACCGATGTCCATGCGGTCACTAATATCCATTGACACTATTGTTACAGTTCCATCCGCCTCTATCTTGGTATAAACATTCGTAGTTGACATGATAAACAACGCATCATCATCGGCGTTTGCCACCATATCACCAGGCCGAATGTAAACCGTATTCATATCAGCCGCAGACGGAGCACCACCAACACCGAGAGAAACACGATACATACGTGGCGGTCTCCCGAAATGTTGGCTATAATCAAGTGCTTGACAACTCCACGCCACAGCCAACGTAGCCAAAAACAATCCAACTTTTTTTACAATTCCATTCATCATCATATCTCCTTGTCCTTCCGGTTGGCCGTAGTTTTTACGCCACGGCAACCGGATTAAGACTTTAGTGTTCCCGATTAGAAGTTTTTGGCTTGAGGGAACGAATACATGACTCTCATGGTCGTGGCGGTATTGTGCAAATATGTCCCAATGGTATCACGCACAATGACAGGGCCATCGCACAGGATCACGGGTTCCGCAAACGCTGGCAAAGCAGCCGCCAACAGAGCATCGGTGGCCGAACCAATAGAACCGCTGGATGCCAGCAAGTTGCCGTCCATATCATAAATGGATCGCACAACAGTCGGTGTGCCGGAAGTGCCGGGATGACCCGTAATTTCCTTGATTACAACCATACCATGACTCATCGAAGGCGGAGCAATCATCAAGGACGTATGCGAAGAACCATTGGCATTATCATCTTTGATTAAGGCATCGCCCCAGACATTCTTCAACTGCACCGTACCGGCAGCAGTTTCAAACTGTGCCGCCGTAGCGTTGCCGAAGATGTCGGAGTATAGAGCATTGTAGAGTTCGGCTTGGAAGTCACCTTGCAGAACAGCCTGAGTTGATGTGGTATCAAGCCAGTTGTTGATTGACTGCACAACATCACGCAGATTAAACGTCAGGTTGCCAGTTATTACCACCTCTGTATTGGTAACAGAATCGGCCAAACTGACATCACTAACACCCAAGCTAAGTATGGGCGCAGCCGCCGTCTTGACCAGCACCAAACTGGCATACGCATACTTGCCGGTGTAACGCACACGGATACAAGGCGCAGCCAAAGCCGCAGATTTTAATTTCATTAACATTTCGTCATCTCCTGTTATGATTTTTTACTCTTACTGTTTCTTGATTAACGCCAACATGATTGCTTCCTTGCTGGCATCTTCGCTTACTTCCACTTTCCGCTTGCTGCACAAGTCTTTCAATTCCTTGATTGACATGACTTCCAACTCGTCTATCGGTGGCAAGTCCTCGCGGTCATTGAAGTCCGGCACTTCCCTGAAGGAAATACCGTGCGACCCATGTGTTCGTAACCTCTCGATACGTTTCTTATTCGCAGGAATGTCGTCTATACGTAGAAAAAACTCCTCGAACGACTCTATTTCGCTGGGTACATAATTCGATTGACCATGAGACTTATCCATATACCCGGCTTTGAACGCAAGCACCAACGCTGCATCCTTGCTTCGGAACACGACCTGTTTCGGGGAGTTCTGGGAAACCGGAACTTCCGGCTTCTGTTCCATGACTTGTTCTCCGTTCCTTTCGGTCTGTTTCGTCATATCCGCTTCCTTCCCTTGTTAGTGCTACCGAGGGGAAGGCGAATCCTGTCCCCTCGGCTACACTTATTTACGATTAGTCATCCTTGATGCCGCGAGTGAACGGGCCACCCAGATTGTCCAACTTGAGCATCGTTTCCTCATTCTTGAGCACCAGTGTTCCGCCGGCTACCAGCGTGTTGACTTCTTCCTGTACCTGCGTCGGGAGCTTGGTGTTCATGATCCACTGTTCGCCGTAGCCGTCGCGTTCACGGTACTCGACAAACGACGGATGCACCAGACGGGCAGAACCCGGAGGCAGACCATCGGGGTCAGGAACCAAGTGAACCGTGCCGCCATCAACCGTGATCGCCGTAATGTTCACGCCTTCAAGGATCGAAGGGTAAACGGTAGGAACCACGTTGCCGCGAGATGTACTGCGGATACTCGCCATGACGTTCTTACCGCAATACATGAACCTGTCACCGGAGTCGTTGTCAAACACGGGGCTGAGGATTTCATTCCAAAGCTCCCATGTCATCTGTCCGATGTCGTCCAAATCCCACGCATGCGTTTTCACCTGCTCGTCAAACCCGTTCATCTGATACAGGTTGCCGCCACCTTCGTCATGGGCCGCGCCTGAAGCAACTACGATCAATGCGCGTTTGCCTTTCCACAAGTCCATGTTGATTTCCTCGCGGAAGTTATGCAGGGTGTTGGCCATCTTCTCAGACATCTTGCCGAAGTTGCCGAGCATGACGGAATTTTCCTGTTGACGAGTAACATCCACTGCCTTGATGTAGAATGAGCAATAGTTATATGCGTCAGTCGGCATCTTGGACAGGGTTTGCGGAGTACGTCCTTTTTCGGTCAGGGCATTACCCATTTTGTACAGACGGTCGCCAATACGCATAGCAGCGGCAGTCGTTCCAACAAACCCACGACCATAACCAGTTGTTGCTGGAGTAGTAATGGTATTAGCGTCGGTAAGAGCCAGAATACGGATGATTTCACCCGTGCGCCAGTTGATGAACTTATCGCCAGGAACCGCATTATAGGCGTTAGTCACATCAATGGACGTAGCACCGCTGGCCGCTGTAGCTTGAACGGTCAGATAGTTGAGGATACGTTCCTGCTCACCCCACTGAACCTTATCCTGCGTGGCCGTGCGGCCATGCGGAACGGCGGTCAGAAACTTGTAAAACATTGCACTATACGGACGTTTGAACGGAATATCAGGGTCAATATCTCGCACCCTGAAAATCCCGCCAGTATTAAGGGCGGTCTGTCCGGCAGTCGCATCATAGGTTAGATACGCGCCGTGAATACTTGCTGTGTTTGACATAATGGTCTCCTACAGCCAAACTTATCCCTTTGGTTTCGTCCCGTCATAGAAACTTGCAGTAACCGTTCCTATAGCGGACACTTTCTTCGTCTTGGTATCCCCATCTGAGGGACTCCCCGCCGGAGAAGTGGCTGGTAATTTATTTCGATTTTCGGTTTCGTTCGATTCAAAAAGCGACTTGACCATGTTGGCTATCGAGCTTTTCTGGACAAGATCACTCTTCTTTTTCTTCAGCGTGCCGAATACAGGGGCTTTGATGTCTATTGGCGCGTTTTTATTGAATGAACGGATAAATTCCGCCATAGCCTTCGCGCCACCAGACTGCACCGCCTTCTTGAGTTCGAGGTTTTCGGGCTTATCCAACAGTTCGTCAAAACGCTTCCCGTCGTCTTCAGAGAGCGATTCAATAAGTTCCTCGTCCGTTTTCTCTTCTTCAGGCGGCAGTTTCGCCTTTGCCTCTGCATCCTTCAATTGCTTGCGTAATTCGCCCAGTTCGGTTGTCTGCCGCATAAATGCGGAGTCGGTTTTCTGCCGACCACTCTTCTCTTTCTCTACGGCTGCTTCCGCTGTGGCGACCTTCTCGCGAAGGCCAGTTGCCTCTTTAGCGGCTTCTGCCATAGCCTCTTCAGAACTGAATCCGAGCGTTTCCCATGTTTTCTCTTCCTGCGACGTTCCCTTTTCTTCCGTGCCTTTTCCCTTATCGGGGGCATCTTTGGGGTCGTTTGCCATAACTACTATCCTTTCGTCAGGGGGTTTTTGAATACACCTTTTCCCATTTCTGAAATGATCTATACCATATTTTGCGGTGGATGTCAACAACAAAATTAAACATACCACCCATAGTGTCAATAAGCGTTCTTTTCCAGCCTCGCCTTTTCATCGTTTATTAGCTCTAACTCCTTGTGCAGAGCGAGTTTACCCTTCTCCAAGTTTGCCAAAACGGTAGGTGCGTGTTCCATATAGTTCACAATCTTTACAATTTCGCCTTTGAAATACTTATGTTTGGCATATTCTGTAACAAAATGTTCGGAAAACGGGTCAAGTTCTGTTAAGAGTTTCGCTTCATATTCATGGGATTTCCAGAGAAATGCAATAAAACGGTCAGCACCTGGAATCTCACCGATTTCCTTGGACTCCTTTACACTCTTGATTGCGCTATCAATATTTTTGACATCCGACTTTACTTGGGCTTCTAATCTCATGTTTTTCCCTTTCTATTATATTAAAATGAGGCAAGGCAAGAAAATAGTCTTGGCGATGTTGATGTAGTATTTGCTATCGCTCGTACCTTCATGCCTTGCCTTCGTTTTTACGCTCCAAGAGCCACACGTTGCGTTTTGTATTGTTCCCATTCTTCCATCGTTCTATCGTTCTTTTGGCAATTGTCTTTTGCCCATAAAGGTTGCAAGTTAGCTAATGCCCAACACACACGAAATTCTTGATCTTCTGGATGCTCATAATGAAATCTTGCTTTGGGTACGATGTGATCAATTGCCCACCCATCCTTGCCGTAATTATCCCATGACATTCCATCAGTAAATTTTGATTCAAGATGAGCGTGCAATTCTCCTACCGTGTAACCCACCAACAACTCCCACGAACGACCTGCTTTATTACCACGTATGGCAAGATAAATTTGAGAACTCATGCTATCATCTAACCTCCCCCTTGGGGTTAAACGTCTTTTTTTGTCATATTCACGATGTGACAGCCTGGCTCTTTCTAAATTATTTCGTGTATATTCCGAATGATAACCAGGATGATTTAATTCCCAAACTTTTTTCTTTTCCATCATTCTTCCAAAATTATTTTGCTTCCATCTTTTGGAGGTTTCTTTATATTTTGACGAGTTTTTAGATACACATTTCGCCTTGCTTTTTTTGTGTTTTTCGTAATTGTTTTTCTGCCATTTTTTAGAATATTCATTACATCTTTTCCGATGAACCTTCTGCCGATGATTAGTGTCTTTAATACTACAAACCTTGCACCAACTATTTATTCCTTCTTTCTTTGATTTGTTTTTGAAAAATTCCGAAAACGGTTTTGTTTCTCCGCACTTTGAACATCGCTTTAGTTTTGGGTTGCTTTCCATTAAACTTGAAGCCCTCCACCAGTAAGTCCTTTACCACCCGTGATAGGAGTTTCCTTTGGTGCCTCTCCACCACCCTTACCAAGGCTTTGCAATATACGCATATTTTCTTCACGGTCAACTCCGCTGAATAATCGCTTCGATTCCTTATCATTCCCAATAAACCAATTCATTAGTTCATCCCTGTTTACTCCCTCGTGTTGAATGGCGCGGTCGAATATCATAGATTTACGAGTCATTTCACTAAGCTCGTTACGAAGCTTATCTTGAAAGCTTAACTGCACCGTATATACTCTGCGAATATCTGCACGACTGATCTCAGAAAAATCAAATTTGTTTTTCTTTGACTCCGGTACATAAGAAATAGACGGCAGGTATTGCTTGTCTTTGGCTAACATCTGGCTCAATACCAAGGTATTTTCGATTACCGCAGAAAACCACCCGTTCTCAACATGTCTTGCCGTCAGCTTCTCTCTCCCTGACGTTGACTGCAACAGCGATTCCATCGCGCCCGACCCACCGCGCACCAGCCCTGGCGTTCCCTGCCCCTGCAATGACTTCGGTTGCCCGACACTGGCCGTATCATGCTCTTCCAGTTTGTTGCCAGCCTCAAACACATACGCCGGTAATTGCGGCAACTGCGCCCATGAAATCACGTCTGCGGCTTTTGCTGAACCGCTGATATACGTGCGCCCGTAAGGTTGCATGTCGGTCTTCTGGTCTTCACTTAACAACGCGTCACGATTGACAATCTGGTGCGGATGCAATGACATGGAAATCATATCCATGATGGCGTTGAAGAAATCTTCAGACCCCATAATCATCCTGCGCCGTGGGCGAATGATTCCCGGCGTGAACCACTCAACACCGTCAGGATCGAATGTTGCCGCCACCACCGGATTACGTAATGTCTGGTATTTGGCCTTGGCGCTGTAAATCTCAAACTGGTCACAAGCATACCATGCGTGCTCATCCCTTGAGAAGCACTGCAACACAGGGATGATAACAGGGGTATCGTAACCTGATTCATTCATCGCTTGCGCTGGTGAACGCTGCAAGCTGGCAATCTGAGTCGCAATCTGACGCGGTGTAGCTAAATAACCGTTGAATATCTTTGACCTTGCGCGGTCTATGATCTTCTCAACCGGCCCTTCAAACGGAGTGTCGGGATTCAATTTTTTATCGAACATTTTTCGGAACGGTTCCTCCTGAAACATCCTCAGGACGAACACGCAACTAACGTCATCGGGCGTAGCGCCGTCAGGCGTTGGGATTACTGTTCCAAACGGCAGACAGGTATATCCCGGCACCAGTTCGCTCTTGCCAATCCCCATTATGCGATTTTTTACTTCTTTGCCGCCAGCCAAGACAATCTGCTCTTCGGACATTGGTGGAGTAATAACACGCGGCTCAATTATACCATATCCCTTGCCGAGTTTCACCGCTTCACGTAACGTCAGGTATCCGTTCCGCTCAATCTGCATGTGCGTCCGCATGTTGTAGAGAACAAGGTCTCTGATCTTGCGGGCTGTTTCATACTCAATCTTGGCGTCCGTTGGTATTAAATCAAACGGGTTATCCGCATCAAACAACCGGCTCATAAGCGGCGGCAACGCTTGGTCAACGAACAACCGCGCCTGCGCGAGCGTAACATCCGACAACGTAGGTCTGTCAGGGTTCACGTCCTGATTGAACATTCGCACGTCCTCGTTTGCCAAATCAAAATACGGACGCGCCTCTTTCCATGCCAGCCGGAACAGCGCGAGGTATTTTCTCAGCTTCTTGTCTGAATCTTCGGAGGGCGTATAAGGGGCATAAGTATTATTGTTTTTGTCAGCCATGATTGCACCTTTCTTAATGTTTTATGAACATTCCCTTTGGTGTTCGTTTCCAATTTTTACGTCTTTTAGACATCTCAATTATTTTTTCCTTAGTAAAAACATGTTTTCCCTTATTGGACTCTCGAATTTTGAGTTTAGTTTCTTCGGAATGATGTTTGCCTTTATTCCATCCTGGTTTCCCGGCAAAAAAATTACCATCTCTGGCGTTTCGTATTTTTGCAGACTCGCTCATTTTACGACGCGTTTCAAGTGAAAAAGTTTTCTTTTTACTTGCTTTTGATATTTTAAGACAAATTTCTTTGGAGTAACGTTTATTCTTATTTCCGCCACTGGTCATATTGTATCCATGTTTTCTATCCATGCTTTTATAATATGTTATCCAAGCACGTTCTCGAACATCCAACATATTTTCACTTGTTTCCTCAAGTATATGAAATTCAAAATTGGATTCACCATATTTTAAGAAAGCATCTTGAAAATGTTTGTTGCGATGTTTGCGTGATCGCAATGCCCAAAGATGCAAAACCCTTCTTTTCCTAATATCAATACTCTGCCCAATATACCATTTCCCATTTATAATATTACGAAAACCGTATATGCCAATTTTTTTAGTTTTCATTTGATAAACTATAAAATATTATTCTTGATTTGTGGAAACATATCGTTTATCATATTGCGATCTTAAATCAAGCCCGCGTTGAGAGCCAAGTATTTTTCTGGTTTCGCGAATATGTCTCCCCGCCAAAAAAACATTTGGGAACGTCATGGGGTCGGGGTCTTTGGATAGCGAAAACTTCCGACTGCGGTTATTTCTTATTTGGTTTTTGGCGAATGTATAAACGAACTGACTGATACCCCACGACACAAGACAATCTGTATGCCCGTTCTCGCCGTGGTCAGGCCGACCGCTCTTCCCTACAATACATTCGGAATATTCCTTTAGTAACGCATAATGATAAATCTTCGGATTATCCGGCCTGTCGTAAATCCATGTGCCAGCCAAGTCGAAGATTACCTTACGGTTTCCCACGGTGGTATCAAACCCGTTGACCTCTTTCAACCGTCTGGTTTTATCGCTGGTAACAACGTGCTGATAAATGAAGGGGTAATTTATAATTGTCGTTAGGAATACTGCCGCATCTTCGCCACGCGCTTCAGGAGCCATCAGGCATAGGTTGTAGTAAATTGAGGCATATAGGCACATCCATGCAAATTCTACATTACGCATACGTGAATAGAGCGCGGACACCAACACCGGATCAACTTCTCCCTCGCGTGGCAACCGGCGAATATACGCGACACTGGCATCGGCGGCGGCTTCGGGGTTTTCGTTACCTTCAGCAATATCAGCCGCCAGCCAGTAGGAATCGGTCTCCCTGTATTCCTCGTATATCTCCCACACATCATCGCCGCGCTCTTCCACGTTCTCAAACAGCATCTTAATCTTAAGTGCTTCCCTGGCGGTCTCTGGTTTCTGTGTCGGCCAAATTTTCGCATACGAGTGGCGCGGAACGTAAGTGCGCAAATTCTTTTGAGTCACATCAAATGTATAATACGGCTTCCCTTGCATGTCACTAAACTGGCCCCACACTCTCGCTTTCAATTCGTAGGGCTTGTACGTCTTGATCTTCTGATCTACTTTTTTGCGGTTATGATATGGCGAATCGTATTGCGAGCAGTAGTAAATCTTGCAGTATTTGTTTTGTCCAGAAATAATGGGAAGGTAAACGTCGTGGTATAACCAGCTCAGACCATTTATAGGCGTGAAGGAAGCTCGCAGATATACGGCGTGTTCCAAAGCACTAATCCAAAACCTTCTGTCCGGCGGTTCCTCGTCAAGAATAATGAGCCACGCCTTTTCAGCCTCAACCCTGTGATAGTCCTGCTCATACGTAATGTATGATATGGTGTTCCCGTTATTGAAAAAATATGTCTGCTTTAATTCTGAAAATCCATTTACCCCTCGTTTAGCGTCCAAAAAATATTGAGGAATTATTTTGGCGAACTTTTTGCGCCACATTTTTTCCTTCGCCTCTTTATACGTACAAATCCATATCTGCGAACCTGCCTTCGGTATTTTTTCCTTGGGGTATATTCCCACACCGATAATATTTCCGCACGTACCGTCTTCCTTCAACCCAAACCGCGCAATGTTTTCTTCATTGACTACTCGCGGAACACCTGTGTCAACACCTTTTTCAAAGCGCATGGAAACTGGCACCTGCCCTGACGCCATGATAACGGCTTCAACCAAGGCTTCCACTGATTTACCTGATTGCGTGCCAGCAACACTCATCGCCGCGCCGGGCGTCTGCTGTGTGTCCATCAACATGCCGATTTGAAATTCATTGCCGTTAGGGTTAATCTCTATTTCGGCTTTTTTTGCTGTGTCTATCAGCCATTGTGGGCGCGGGGGGCAATCGAACGGCTCGAACATATTAAAGTCCGTCTGTTCGTTCCCAGCGAGTGCTTGAGAAAAAAAGGATTTTGGGGGATTGTCGGGTTTCATAATATTAAGAAGCGTTTAGAATGTGTTTCGATGACTTTAAGAAAACGCGAATCCAGATTATCCAAGCACCCATCAATCAAGATTAAGTCCCACTCTCGCAGCTCTACAAACCGGAAACCGCTTTTATAACATAGAAACGAAACGCTCGTGGTTTCGGTTTTGATAGTCTTTATGTTAGACGGCTCTTTGCAATGACGTGGCTGAATGATAAGAATGTTTTTCATAAGCGGTAATCCGGAGAATAAAGTCTGAGTTGTCCACTCCACTTAAAAAATTTCCACTCTAAGACAATGTAGTTAAATGTTCTTGTTTTTGCAGAATGGGCCATTAAGTCAGTTCGCAACACAAGAAAGCCAACGTCCAAAAACATACTGAGATACGGCAAATTAAAACGTCTTTTTTTCATTTCATTCCCTTTGTGTTTTTTCATCACTCGTTTCCCAGCGGCTCACCCACAGCCTGTGCAATATCAGCAAACTTCTTCTGATCCTCGACCAGTGGAAACTTCGACTTAATCTCCCGCGCCAGATTCGACAGCCAAACCTTCAGGCTACCCTTACTGATAAACCCTTCCTTCGCCAGTTCAAAGTCCACCTTGGAGAGCGTGCTGATCGTCTTCGTCAGCCGACAGATAGCCATGACCTTTGACGCATCATCGCTTTCCGTTGGCTTTTCCCTGAAGTTCTTGAGCATTTCAAGCGTTGTCGCCCGAAGCAACTTAATCTCGCCATGCAAGTCGCGTACCTGCCGTGCGCCGTCACCCTCGGCCTCTACCTTGTCAAAGTATTCGTCATCTTGGTGGTAAAGCGATGGCCTTATATTCGGCGGTCGGCCCATCTTGGGCTTCACGGAAGTGGCCGGAGCGACCAGAGCAGCCGTATCAACCGGCTTTCCTGGCGCAAATTCGTCTTGTACTTCATCCATATACTTTGGTTCCTTGTTTGAAAAACACACTACCATAACACAGGAGAAAAGTCAAGAATAAAAATAGTTGTTGACAAAACTGGTCTCTTGTGGTAGAGTGTTTGCAGAAATGAGGAATGGAACCCTCAAAATGGAATCAAATGTATTACACCCAACAAAGACAACAAGGCGGCGGCAGGCCATTCAAGGGGTATCAGTATCGTCAAGATACGTGGTTCCACCCTGGGTTCCACCTGACCGCCGCTTTTTTTAGGAGGAACCATGAAAGATATTGTTGACGTTGTTGGCTCATATTTCAAATTATCGAAGACCGTAAACGGGCTTTTTGTTTCAAAATGTCCATTTCATAAAGGCAAAATTAAATCATTTATAGTGAACAAAAACCTTCAAACATGGCATTGCTTTGCTTGCGGGCGTCATGGTGGAGCAAGAGAATTTATTATGGCATATGAAGAAGTGGGCCTTGATAGAGCAATTAAAATGTGTAAATAAAACAAAGGAGAGGTCATGAGCAAACATTCCAGTATGTTGCGCGATCCGCGTTGGCAAAAAAAACGTCTTGAAATAATGCAACGAGACAACTTTCAGTGTGTCGCTTGTTTGAGAAAAAACAAAACACTTAACGTCCACCACAAAAAATACATCGGAAAACCTTGGGAAGCCAAGGACGATGACCTGCAAACCCTTTGCGAAGATTGCCACAAAGACCTTGGGCCACATCCCAAAGGAGGGATTTGGTGGGAACCAATTGACGATAAAAGCGGCCACGGCGTAGGTTTTTCTTGGAGTAATTGCCCAATTTGCGGGAGCACAGACCTACGAGAAAAAGGGCATTATGATGCTTGTAACCAGTGCGGACATCGTATCATTCCAAATACAAAATCTGGCTTTTTTGAAAACGAGGTGGAATAATGACCAGTCCCACTCCTGAAAAAACACTACTCAACCTCGAAGCCGTCACCAATACCGTTGCGGCTGGCAACGCCGTATTCATTGTTGAAAACCAAGAGGCTTTGGAGCGGTTTATTGGGCTAAACCTATGCGCCACAGCACACTACAGCAAACGCAACAACTGGACGAAGCTTAATACTGACGTGTTAATTGGCGCAAGAGTCTATATCGTAACCGATAAAGCAGATAACGAAAAGACTTTTGGCCACTTGGTTGCTACCGTGCTCTACGGCAAGGCCAAATCAGTCTATATCATTTCCTTACCACCGACCAGCACCCGTGAACAAATAATCGCAATATGTAAGTCAACATTGGAGTGGAAGCCAGTCGAGCTTCCCAAACCAGAGGAGTTTTTCTACGACAAAAACCAGAAGGAATACCTGCTCAAAAACAAGCGTAAATGCTGGCTATCACTATCTGAAACACAGTTTAAGAAGGAGCTTGCCCACCGGGGAATGCGGCCCCACAAGGAAAAAGGCGAGAATTTATCCGAGGCCGATGAGTTTATTATCCAACTCCGCGACGAACGGGATGTTGATTACGTTGGCTCATTAGCCGGTTATAACAGCGGTTTCTACGAGATTGATGGACGCCGCATACTTGTCACTGACTCACCAAATATCATCAAGCCCGTTGCTGGCGAGTGGAACAACATCGGCTCTCTCATATTAAACATGCTCCTCGATGAAAAAATAAAACAAAAAGACTATCTCTTTGGATGGCTCAAAATAGCTTATGAATCCTTGGCCTCCCAAAAACTACGAACTGGGCAAACCCTCGTATTATGTGGCAAAAAGGACAGCGGCAAATCCATGCTCCAAAAAATCATCACCCTAATTATTGGCGGACGGTCGGCAAAACCCTACCAGTTTATGACCGACACTACATCCTTCAATTCCGATATGTTCAAGGCAGAGCACCTGTGTATTGGCGACGAGCAAGCAACCACCGATATTCGATCCCGCCGCGCTTTCGGCGCACAGGTTAAACAAATATCCGGCGAAGACACCCAGCGTTGCCACCCTAAACACGGCGAGGCTATTATATTAACCCCATTTTGGCGATTAACCATATCCCTGAATGACGACCCAGAAGAACTGATGGTATTGCCACCGATCTCGGACAGCATCGAGGACAAAATGATTATCCTTAGAGCTGTGCAAGCCCCTATGCCTATGCCTTCTGGAACCCATGACCAACGTATCGCATTTTGGAATCAACTCGTTTCAGAAATACCCGCATTCATTGATTTCCTATGCCAGTGGCAAATACCAACCGAATTACAGAGCCAGCGATACGGTATCACCCATATACAACACCCAGACCTTCTACAGGAAATAGACGCCTTGGCCCCAGAATACCACTTGATGATGATGCTCAATAAGGTGCTATTTCCCGACAACCTCTCTACGACCTGGCGTGGCACAGCCGAAGACTTGGAACTTAAACTTACCGCCGATGCCAACTATACCTATGAATCTCGCAAGCTCCTTAGTTGGTCGAATGCCTGCGGAACCTATCTGTCCCGCCTTGCCAAGAAATACCCAGAACGCTTTACCCAAGAACGCACCGCCCACAAGCGGATTTGGTCTATCGAGCCGTAACCCAATGACGGGGTCTGCAACTGCCAATGACGGGGTCAAATTGGCCTCCCACCCTTTACCAGCCGTATCAATGACGTTGTGACGGCAAGTTATTACCTTTGTGTTCTACACACATACCATAATACGGCAGTATATCCTCTTGTCTTATATATTAAATACTTTATTTCAAATAAGGTGCTAAGTAACTGTCATGGCGTCATTTTGCAACGACTTACAACTAATTTCTCCGTTCTGAATGGGATTTTGACTCTTTCGGACTGCTTACGCTAAATGCTTTCTTACATTGAAAATCCTAATTTTTTCAAAATTCAGGTTCCGCTTTTGGCGATTGTTGCACCCCGTGGGTCGCCAACCCTTCCCTCGTTCTTTCCCTCTGGGCGGGAGTGGGGATAAAACCAAATAAGCATCTGAACCGGCAACGGCGGCGGGGAACCCTCCCCCCATGTCTGAGCGTGCCGTGAGACGGGCTGTGAGTCGGTACAGAGCGGCGGATTAGGCCGAAGCGGCACTATAGCGGCAGAAGCGAGTCAGGCCGAGGACGGCCATCAGGCGGTTGATTTTTGGCTGGCTGGCTGGGCCGTGCCGTCAGCCGGACGCCCGTCTGACAAGAGGCTGTGAAATGTGGGGTCATGTCGCATAACATAACTTATGTTGCCTATCCACTTTGCGTAAGTACTTGCTAATCAATATAGTGCGAAAGTGGACAATAAACCAGACGGACACAAAACAAGCGCCATCAATTACACCCAATGTTTGCAGGCATACGGTGACACGGTGGAGCGTCAGCCCTATTGACGGGAACTAACACGCTGCAGATCAATGGTTTACGCCTGAAACGGGACGCGCCCAGCGAAAACACGGCGAACCTGGAACGAAAAGAGCGCGGGAGAGACGGACAATCCCATTGCACAATTATTCAACCCGGTTGCAAGATTGTGATAAACAGCAATAATAAAGGATTTGCACGATAATTAATGATAATATTATACGACGTAGAATCGCATCGTGGCACTACTTTCCGAGCGAATGTGTGCCATAACGCCCCAAATCGGCGTGTAAGTGTGACAATTTTCATGGTAAGTGTGACGTTTGACCGTAAAGTGTGACACGATCCTTGTTATTGTCTACTATTGATAGAGACAAACGGCTGGCGGGTGTGACACAAAAAAAAGATTATCAATGCCCGCTTGACTATTATTGATTGTGCGTAGGACTTGGCACGGTTTAAGCTACTATATATAAACATGAACAGACAACCACAAACGAACAAGGGGGGGGCGCGATGAAGGTATTAAAGAAAACCGAACAACCATATCAAGGCCAGTATCTCATACACCTGAGCAACCAAGGATCGCAAGCATCATGGGGCGATAAGGATTCAGCCTTGCAGATATTCCCGGTTGACGTAGACCTTATCAAGCAACAGTTACATGGGCGCAAGGTGAAAGTCGAACAGGGCGAAGTATAACATGACCACCACGAACACGAAAGGGAACGCCATGAACGGCCCAAAAATACATAAGCACACAAACGGGTTTGAAACATTTATATGCAGTAAGTGTAAGGTCGAAAAGGAACGGCTGAACGGATACCGGACTTCCGGTAATTCTAACAAGCCACGGTTCAAATGGCTTTGTGATTTGTGTTATGCCCAAGCGATAATGAACCATCAACCAGTAACAAGGGGGACGCGATGAGAACAGAAGCCGACAAGACAGCATGGAAACAGAAGATGGCGGGAATATCTAAGCAGGTAAAAGCAATGGCGCCGGCCGATCGCGAAGCCTTGGCGCTCAGACTGGGCACACGCACACCGGAAGGTCACACGTTGAGCGCCTGGAATACTTGCTTCTTATGGTTGCAGGCCGGAAAAGCGCTGGCCATAGTGGCAGGCTTCAAACAGTGGCAGAAGGCTGGGCGGATAGTAAAGAAGGGCGAGCACGCCGCCGGGGACATACTTGTGCCCATGTTTGGTAATGCTACCGCAGACAAGACCAGCGAAGACGCCACAGACGACACCAGCGCGGAGAGTAAGCCGAATATGCGCTTCCGGCTGGTGCCGGTGTTTGATATTGGGCAGACAGACGACTTAAACCAAGCGACAGCATGACAACCACTAACAACCACCACCCACATGGAGGCAGACGATGAAACAGATTAGCTTTGCGACACTATGGGATGGATTTAAAACCGACAAGGAATCAATGCAGGCGCGAAACAAGGCCGTAAAAGAATATCGGGCGCAGGGCGTCAAATGCTCATGTTTTACGCTTCCGAACCAGCTCAAGAAATATGACGGAATCGGGCAGCCTAATGGCGGGGTTTGCAGCGTATATATGGCGAATGTTTACGACTAACGACCACACTAACCGCGCGAGGGCGCAAGGAGGGAAGCGACCATGAAAGAAACACTCACAACAAGTCAGATCGCGGACAGATTGCTTGCCGATGACAATGCCGGATGGACGTATGCCGGAGCGCGGGCCCTGGCAGAATACATGGAGCAATACGAAGAGGACACCGGGGAAGATATGGAATTGGACATTGTCGCTATCCGGTGCGACTATTCGGAATACGACGATCTGAAAGACTGGGCGATAGATTTTTTCGGAGAGAAGGAAGCGAAAGAAAAGTTTGAAATCGAAAAGGATGACGACTGGGAAGAAGTGGAATCTGAAATTGAGGAATATATAAACGATAATGGCCAGCTGATCAAGTTTGACGGCGGGATCATTGTCAGCGCGTTTTGACACACACGCAACCCGCGCAGATGCGGGGAAAGGGTAACAGACTATGAAACACAAAACACAATGGAGAGTGATTCACGGCGCAAGCCGGTTTGAACTGGATTTCGTCAGTTTGAAGGAAGCGAAGGCATCATGCCGGGAACGACTTGATTCACAAATTCAAGAACTATCAACAGGCTATTGCCGATATAGCAACCAAAACGGGAAAGTCAAAGCAATCGTTTTGTAAATAACACCACGCCGAAACCGGCCCACCCTGGCCGGTCTATGGATTAAGTCCATACCGATGAGGCGCAAACAATAGCATAAGGGAGGGTGACAACCATGACAACCAAAACGACAGGGCAGCGGACGCCGGGACCGTATCATGCTGGAGACTTCGGGTTGATATTATCCGAAATAGATAAAATCATTGGGCAAGCCGAAGGGATCAATAAAGACAATAACGCCGCCTACATCGTCCAGGCCTGTAATAACCATGACGCACTTGTGAAAGCGTTGCAAGACCTATTCGAGCATTGCGCCATGGTACATAAATGCTGGGGAGACGGCGACAACACAAAAGAAGCCGCCGCCGCTATCAAAGCCGGTGAAGCCGCCATCAAATCCGCAACCGGCCAGGAGTAAAGGAGAACATGACAACATTAACATTACTGGCAATCTGCCTCATGCTGGAGGCTGGCGGTGAATCCTATCAAGGGAAACTGGCCGTTGCATCCGTGATATGGAATCGAGCCGAAGGGAAGGCGACGCAGGTGGAAGCTGCATTGACAAAGCGCAAACAGTTTTCATGCCTGAATAATGGACAGGCACACGCGGCGGCATCGGTTGACCGCATGATAATGGGGCAAGGTGGCACAGAAGTATGGCGGGATTGCCTGCTGATCGCCGGGGAGATAATGGACGGCACGTTTGAACCGACGACAAAGGCCAACCACTATTACAACCCTTCCAAAGCCTCCCCGTCCTGGGCGAAAGCATTGCGGGGGAAAGTGACTGTGGGGTCGCATGTTTTTGGCTCGTTAAAATAGCTGTTGACTTATTTGAGGAATATGGTATGATATTAAGCAGGAATAGGGTAGCTCCCAAAAAGGCAAGTCCCATAGCTTGCTCTGTCCTGCTTATCTCAATCTATGGCAACTGTATGGAGTTGTATTATGAAAACCAAGCTGTATGTTCTCCGCGACGAAAACTGGCTCATTCGTTATGTAGGCAAAACTGTTAAGCCATTGCGAGACAGGATGTACTCTCATATTTATAGCGCAAAAAGCGGCGAAAACACCCACAAAAGCAGATGGATTCGTTCTATGCAAGCAAGAGGGTTTTTACCAAACATCGCACTTATAAGAGAGGTAGACGGAGACGGATGCCAAGAAGAAAAAGATCAAATTAAGTTTTTAAGAGAAAAGGGAATAGATTTAGTGAACACAACTATTGGTGGAGATGGAGTTATGTCGGGGAGAAAAATGTCGGAAGAATCTCGAAGAAAAATGAGTCTGGCACGTAAAGGAAAACGGCATTCTTCTAAATGGAATAAAAAAGTAGGAATTGCCAACAAAGGAAAGGTGCGATCACAAGAAATGAGAAAAAAGCTAAGTTTGGCTAATTTAGGGAAACGGCACTCAGAAGCAACAAAAGAAAAAATGCGGATAGTTCAGTCAAATAGAGCGGAGCGACGCAGAAACAGAACGACTTCTTTAAAGGGTAAAAAGCTTTCAGCGGAACACCGCAAGAATATAAGCATTGGAAGAATAAACGGTAAACATCGTTCAGCAGAAGAAAGGGCAAAAATGAATCAAGAGAAAAAGAATGTTCCGCTTTCCAAAGAACATTGCAAAAGAATTAGTGAAGCCAGCAAAAAGTCATGGAGAAATCAATACAGTTTAAAAAGAGAAGGAGACGCAATATGACATTGCCAGAATTAAAAACGGGTGACACCCTCGAAAGCACAAAGGGAAAAACGTATATCGTGCATCGTGTTCACAAGCCAAAGCGCAACACGGGATTTGTGGAACCACTCTATCGGCTTGAGAATGGAATCATCGGGAACCAGGAATGGACACTGGATGAAATGCAACAAGCCGGATTAACATTGAAGGGGGAAACATGAACTACGCGCCGTTGAAAGATACGCTCCAAG